TCATCTGTCAAACTATTGACAACAGAAGTAGAGGCTACACTGTCAGCATACCCTGCTAGTTTCTTAGCTTGCACAGGATCTCCTTGTGCTTCTTCAAAAAGAACATCTAAGAACTTTTGTTGTTTTTCTGTTAAGTTTCTTGCCATTATGCCACCATGTATATTATAAAACCAAAAATAGCAAAACCTACAAAAAGAAGTATGCCTGTTACGCCCCAGGTTATAATAGCTTCTTGTATTTCAGCTTTACGATATTCTTGCTCTTTTTTTTGTTTACGTATTCTACCTTCAGTAGCTACAAGTTCATCCCAGGCAGATGGACCCATACTAAAACTAATCCAGTCTTTTAGCTCTTGCCTCATGGCTTCAGCTTTTTTCTTAGCAGTAAAAATCTCCAAGGCTTCAGCTTCTATGGAACTTCCATTTAAAGATTTCCACCAAGGAGGATTTTTATTTTTCTGCTCCATAAAGGACAGGTCACTCATTGCACCTGCCCATTGGGTCAACTGTCCTGACATATCTTGTAGGTCTTTACCTACCTGAAAGCCTTTCTTCAAAGCATTGAAAGCTACGGTAGCACCACCGATAATTGTTACTGGGTCCACGAGCCTCCTCCCAAAGTACTCCTATGATCAATAAAAAAACTAAGTGTTTCTTTCAGAGTGATCTGCCTGTCAGTATGGCTCTCTCTATATCAAATCTACCAATTCCTAGATCTTTTAATTCCCTGTCAGTCATCTTTTCAAGTTGTATACGTGCAACTTTACGTCTAGCTGACTCTGCTCTTGCTTCTACTAATCTGCTGAATATTCTTTTAAACATTATCTATCCTCTATTTGTGTTAGCCCTAACTGGGTGAGGATAGTTATATTCAAGTAGTTATATCATAGTAGTGACAAATATGCAACTCCGTTATGACTTACCTGTTACCTTCTTTATTACTTTAGTTGTCCAAGCTTCGTTTTCTGGGGTATTAGGATCATCAGCTATGTAGTGACCTTTCTCGTTACGAGCACGAACCATCTCTACTTCTTCTACTTCAGCATCTTTAACAAAGTCTAAAATAGTAAAGATAGAAACAGAGTCATCTTTAGTTGTCCAGTCACCGTTAACTTTCTGGGCAATCACTTTGTTTTTATCTGATAAAACTTTATCACCTTTTAACTTCATCTTCTAGCTTTCCTTTTAGCCATACCACCTTTATAGTTTCCAGAAAGGTTCATAGGCTTACCTTTTTTATTTGTTACAGGTTTTTTCTTTTTAGCTGCCTTTGCAAGATTCATAGGATCTTTACCCTTTTTAATTGCATCTGCAACTTCAGATTTTGTCATAGAACCAACAAGAACTTCAACCTTTATACTACCTGAACCTGGACGTGCTTTAGGTTTAATAGGTTTAATTGGCTTTTTAAGATCTTCTGCATATACAGCAGCCATTACTTTACCATCTTTATTTGTGTAATAGAGTGATCCTGCTTTTTTAGCTGCAGCAATACTCTTATACTTACCTGCATTCTTTTTGGCTTCTTTAACAGATAAACCTTTTTCTTTTAGTTTACTGTTTAAATATTTTTGTAGTGTTACAGCCATTGTTATTTACTCCTTCTGGACATACCACCGTAGAACATTCCTGTCTTACGCATGTCTACCATCTTACCGCCTTTAGCGTAACCTTTTTTCTTAGGCATACCACCTTTTCTTAAATTTACGCCTCTGCCTTTTAATATATCTGCTTGGGTAACTTTACCGTCACCTGTTAAGTCTGGAAATTTTTTAGCCATACCGCCCTCATTTGCTCTAAATTTTCTTGTTTTCTGTGCAATCTTTTTAGGTTGTTTTACAAATTGCTTACCCTTTGCTTTGCCTTCTCGTTTAGCTTTTGTAGTTGCTGCATACTCAGCAGAAGACAAAGATTTTATAGCAGCTTCAGGCAAGTATCTTTCCCCAGTCTTAGCACTAGGCTTTCCACTCTTTGTGCGCCACTTTTGTTTTGTCCAGTTTTTTAAACTTTTCTGAGGGGCTTTCATTATCTGTAGCCCCCACCCTTGGCTTTGTATTGTTTTGCCAACATCTGTGCTTTTCTCGCAGACCATTGTCCAGGTGAACCACCTTTTCCACCTGCTTTGATACTGTTGAATAGGTTTTTACGCATAGTTGGTTTAGTGTAATTACCTGCTTTGTTGACCGTACTACCACCTTTGGACATCCCAACTGCTTTTTTTAAAGTCTTTGCTTGACCTGCATGAGTTTTAGAGGCTTTGCTTAAACCTTTGATTACTTTCTTTACTTTATTCTTATTCTGTTTTGATAAAGCCATGTTACTACCCTGTACTAGAAAACAACCCCACTAGTCTTTTAGCAGGGTTGTTACTTTTTATGAAAGTACTACTTTAATAGTTACGTTATCACTGGTTGCTGCTAAGATATTCATTATAACAGTGTCACCAATACCATCAGGTATTGCAAGAGTGTAATTACCTGCTTCTAATTCTAAATCGTTGTCACCACAGTTTGCTTCTGCAGTACCAAAGTTAATTAGAAACTCTTGGTCAGCGTGGAGGTGTACAACTTTAAAACCAGTACAGGTAAAATGTTTTGTGTTACCTGCTGTGTTATCTACGGTTTGTTTTGTTTGTACACTCCATTGTAACGTATTAGGTTGGAATGTGCCTACGGAAGTTGACATTTGTTATCCTCCCTTTAAAATACTGAGTATTCTAGCTCAACAGTAAATCGTCCTGCACTAGCATCAGCATTTAACGTAGTAGTAGTAAATGCGTACAAGTTTTTACTTGCGATAGCAGCAGTTATGTTAGGAACAAATATGTGATAGTTACCTGCTGTATCATTAAAGTTTACATCAATCTCAGTAATTGACTGTGTGGCACTTAACTGCTCGTGAAATGATGTCACCCCTGCGCCTACAATCTCTGTGCCTGAAGAGACAGCAGAGTTAGTAGCTGTGCCTGAAGTAGCACTAAGAGATAAACCACCTGCAAGTGTTTGACCTGCAGCAGTTGTGATACCTATCAAAGCCCTGTGAATAAAGAACTTAGTTGGTGTTACAATACTTGAGGGTGAAGATGTGTCTAGAGCACCTAGTTCTACTAAAACATCACCGTCAGCATATGCTGAACTTGTGTCTGTATCTGCAAGGCTTCCTACAAATGTTTGAATCTTACGTGTTCCAAATGAGTGCACTAGACCAGTGCCTGTAATTCCTGTACCGAAGGTTACATTTTCTTCGTACTCTTCAATACCTTTTGTAAAAGTAGTTGTTGACATAAATATATTCCTTTCGTGGTTTTACCACTTTGATAGATTAAAAAATGTGTGGGTTGACCACTTATAGTTATTATACTTTAACTAGCTTATAGCCTTTTGCTTTTGCTGCGGCTCTAATTTTTGCTAGTGTCATTTGAGCACCACCTTTAGCCATGCCCTTTTTCTTCATTGTGCCGCCTTTAGCGTAGCCCTTCTTTTTCATGCCACCCTTTGCGTAACCTTTTTTCTTCATGCCCATTTTACCACCACGAGCCATACCTTTTTTCTTCATCATCTTTTTCATCATAGTTACTTTTCCTTATATAAATTATTAAAGACACGTTCCGTATCCCAAATATATTCAACATCTTCTTTAGAGTTAAAGATGTTCTGATTAGGTTTAAAGTCTGGTGCACCTTCGCCAGTCTCAAACCAAGCAGGGTGAGTTACTCTCACTCTATTATTGGGTAACGCAACCATGTTACCTGTGTACTCTCCTGCATCTAACAACTCCAGAACGTGTGACTGTTTGTGTTGTGCAGGATCATCTGCTACTTCGTTGTCGGTATAGTCAACAGTGAAGTAATACTTTGCAGGGTAAAACTCTCCATCTACTTTTGCTATCCAAGGAGCAGGAGAAGCCCTTTCTATTTTATATACTGAGTGTGTATGAGACATACAATCCCAGGGTTGTGCTAAGTATGGTGGTAACTCTGTAGGCCATTCCTCAAGGGGGGTATCTGCCACGAGTGCTGTAAGAGGCATTCTTGCCCACATTGCACCACCATGTATATTTTCTTCATCTTGATCGTCTGATTCACAACCTGTAAAGATAACTTGAAAACTTAGTGTTCTGTTTGGCATAGTCGTTACTGCTACTACCATACAGTGCAGGAAGTCTCCATGATATTCCTGCATATTTTTTGTGTATTCTCTTCTTACCCATGCTTTGAAGTAGGGTATGTTACTTTGTAGATACGCCATCTTTTTTGTGTTTCCTTCGCAATTCTGCTTTAGCTTGTTTAAAGACATTTGCTATCGCTGTCTTGCCCATGACTTTAGCACGTTGCTCTGCTACGGTCAATATTTGGATCTTTCTTGCGTAAGGTTTCTTTAATCTTTTTACTTTGGCTACTGTGGCTTTGGCGTCAGCCATTGTAGCAAACTTGATGGACACCGTATCTTTTGGATTCTCATCCGTATATAGTCTACGTCCAGACCCTTTAGGTTTCTTACCTGTTCCTACTTTTGGGTCTTTCTTCTTTGCCATTGTCTATGCCTTGCAGTTACACTCTGGGCAACATTTCATATTTAATAACGCTTTTACAAGACGTTTAACATACGTCCATATCCATTTTACTACCTTCATAGTGAAACTCCCATTTCAATCTTTTGGCATTCTGGTATAGCTAGATATCCCTGCTGTTGGAAATACCTAGCTACCACCAAAGCCTCTTGAGCACATGCTTCCTCTGTGGGGAACGTTGATGTTGTTTTAATCATCACCTCGCAAGATATTGACGCAGGTGTAGCACAGAGAAGCATAAAGGCTATCCACATTAAAAGCTGACCGTAGCCCCTACTGTTACGTCACCAAACTCTAAGTCTGAATCTGTTGATACTTCAGTATATAAACTAATGTTTGTGCTAGGGATTGTGTAATCAACTGTAAAGTCTAGTCCTTGAAAGATGTCTCCATCTTCTAACTCTAACATATCAATGTCTGTAGCCATTGTGAAACCTAGACCCATAGCAGTTAAACCTGCTGATGGTGTTAGTTCCCATTCCCAGTCTTCTACACCTGTTGTGTAGTTAAGATCTGAGGAT